TAAAAATTAAGCAAAAAAGATTGACATTAAATGGTTTTGGGTATATAATACAATCTTAGACAGTTAAATAAAGGACTTGATATGATAGCACTTCAGAAATACATAGATCAAAAGAACAAATGGAACCGTCTGTTCAAAGGTAAAGAATATGAAATTCAAACTAGTAAAGGTCGGCAGGAAGTTGCTGATTGTTTGGACTGTGACCTCAGCCCCGAAAATCTCTCTTGTGACGGTGAACTCTCCCGTAGTCAGGTTCAGGTTAAGTATCGTCAATTGACACAAGCCGCAAAAGAACTGCAAAAACTGGATTCTACTGTAAAATTTTACGAATTTGCTTGACATTAAATGGTTTTGGGTATATAATAGAATCTTAGACAGTCAACAAACAGAGTTAAATATGAATAATTTCAATATCAACGACACAATTTCTTGGTCTAGTGCAGCAGGGAATCTTGAAGGTGTTATCACTAACATTTGCTTGAGTCTGAATGCTGCTAATAAAATTGTTCCTTGGATTGATGTTACACTTGGTCAGATCGCCGGACATGATTATTCGGTTCGCCTGTGTGCTACGCATCAAAATTTGAATGCAATGCGTGTTGCTAAACTTGAAACTGAAACTGTTTAAGGAAACAAAATGGCTCGCTATCAAAAACCTGCTCTCCTGAATATCAATGCCGATGATGCATGGGCCGCAGCTTGTCAAGCACACCGCCTCAATCAAGGTTACATTAAAAATGTTGAAGATGCTCCTGCAGGGCAACCGAACCGCAATTTGGTGACGCAATTTCTCGCCGACACTACTCAGATTACTGATGAGGATCGTGAACAAGGTAAGAAGGTCCGTCAATACTATCAAGCATTCACATTCAAAATCCTGAAAGGTATCAAACTATCAGAGTTTGACAACACCGCAATGTTGATTGCAAATCGTGATATCATTGATACCAATTATGATATCGCAGTACTTACAAGTCTGCCCTCATGTTACGAGCGTGGCATGAAACGTCAATCAGTAGATCAGCGTATTGCATTCGCTAAGGGCGGATTGATTGGTCGTGCAGGTGACAAAGTATCACTTTCAATTGAAGTAATCAAAACTATCTTTTCACAACAATGGAATACACATTACATGTCTGGTATCACTAGTGATGACCAAGTTGTATTCTTTGCATACAAACAACAACTAGAAGTGGGCAAGATGATTGACCTGCATGGTACTGTCAAAGCACACCGTGATAGTATAACTCAACTTAATCGGGTAAAGGTAATCGTATGAAAACAGTATTGGTAATATTGCTATTGACTTTTATCACAGGATGTAGTACAGTAGCGGGAGCAGTCAAGGGTATCGGGGAAGATGTAAAACACGGAACCGATGTAATGTCAACATGGATTAAACCAACAAAATGAAAAACTTTATTTTTGGAACGTTGTTTGGAATCGTAGTCGCTACAGTAGGTTTTAGTGGTATCGCTAAACTGCTGGACAACGGTGTGAACAAAACAAAAGCCATTGTGCAAGAACAAGTCAATCAATAATAGGTTAAAATGGTTAACAAATTATCATTGTTTCCAAATCGTGATCTAGAATTTCCAGATCGTGATAAAAAGGGTCGCCTACTAGGTGCTTTGGCTATTCCTGCACATACGATGGAAGCAGTGGATAATTATTTTCTTAAAGGTTATCAATCTGGCGGTTTTCTTACACATGTACTTACTAACAATTTGTATGGTGCGGTAAATAGTGCAGATTATGCTAATAAGCATATTATCTATGAACTTGTTAAATGGTTGGTTACTGAGGCAGAAGTTCCATCTGCTAGTTGGGGATGTGAAGAAAATGTAAAAGATTGGGTTCATGATACTAATAATATCAGAACCAAGTGGGTTGATAAGATTGAAAAAAAATATATTTGGGAAACACTGAAAGCATAATATGAGTGGCTGGAATCAAATTCAACAAGTTCGTAAACTAGAAGAACGAGCAGATAAACTTGGGCTTAAGTTTGCTGCATATAAGCATGATGATAGCTTTGGTGCCAATGTAGCATTGATTCCCAAAGATAGTGATGCATTGCCTATCTATTGCCGTGATGCACAATTGTTTGTTGGCACACTAGAAAGTGCTGCCAGTTGGATGCAGGGTGTGCTGTGGGCACGTGACTATGACAGTATGGTAATTGACAAGAAGTTGGATGACAAGCGTAAGCGTAAAGAACAAGATGAACGCAATAAGCAATTGGTTCTCATCTTAAAAAATCAAAAGAATAATTTGATAGAAACATGATAAAAAATATTATCATATGTATATTGGGATTGGGTGTTGCATTATGCTGGATAAAAGTTGATCCAGAATGCATGAAACCCAACGATCCAAACTCAGTGATAATTGAATACGAATGTGCTAGTCTCGGTGATTATGAAAATGTGCCTCCCGAAGTAGTAGATGAATGTAAATCTAGGGCAGTAGAGGCTACTACACATAACAAACTAAAAATTTAAAAAGGAAAAACAATGTCAGCATCATGGATAACAAAATTAAACGAATCGGATAGCCGTCTTCATAAGGAAGATGTAGTATTACAAGCATTAGAGGCAAGTGTCCTGGGCAGTAGCAATGCTATCAATTTTTTGAAATTTGCAAAAGCGTGTTATAACCCCTACGTAACATTTGGTGTTAAACAAATTCCCAATACTATTGGAATTATTAATGCAGAAAATCCCTGGGATGACTTCAATGAACTGATGAATCAACTTAGCCAACGCAAGTTAACTGGTCATGCTGCCCGTGATGCAGTTCAGAGTTTGGCTGAACGGTTTGATAGTGATGAATGGAATACATTCCTTGCTCCTGTATTACGCAGAGACCTTCGTGTAGGTATCTCTAGTACTACTATCAACAAAATTTGCAAAAAGACTGACTATGAAATCCCAATTTTTAGTTGTCAACTAGCAGCCAATAGTGAAGGTCGTCCTGAAATGAAAGGTACAAAACGTCTTGAACCTAAACTTGACGGTGTTCGTGCGTTGTTTGTGGTTATTCATAGTGACTTTGGCGATACCACTGTCATGTGTTTCAGTCGCAATGGTAAAGTGTTTGAAAACTTTACTCACATTGAAGACCAGATTCGTGCTAAATTTAGTAAGATAGTTCGTGCGTGTAGCGGAGTAGATCAGGGTCGTAGCCTTTATGAGGGTTTTGTACTTGACGGTGAAGTAATTGGCAACACCTTTCAAGAACTAATGCGACAAGCACGCCGTAAGACTGATGCACAAGCAGAAGATAGTGTATTCAATATCTTTGACATTATTCCACTTGCTGACTTTCATAGAGGACATTGGAATGCTCCACTGAAAAAGCGTATCGCACTACTTGATGTAATGCGACCAGTCGTTGAAGAAATGCCCAATGTTGAATTACTGCCTCATATCATGGTTGATCTTGATACCGCAGCAGGTAAGGATCAACTTGAGCGTTATGCTAAGGACAATGTTAATGCTGGTTTTGAAGGCATTATGATTAAAGAAATGTCTGCCCCATATATCTGTAAACGTAGTACCGATTGGATGAAATGGAAACCCACGATTACAGTAGACTTGGAGGTGATCGGTGTTGAAGAAGGCACTGGTAGAAATAAAGGACGACTTGGTGCATTGGTTTGCTCCGGTGAAGATGATTCCAAGTTCATTACAGTCAATGTTGGTAGTGGCTTTAGTGACACTGACAGAGATAATTTGTGGCGTGACAGGAATATGGTTATTGGTCGCACTTGTGAAATATTGTGTGATGTAATTACACAAAATCAAGATGGTAGTTATAGCTTGCGTTTTCCCAGATTCGTTAGATTTCGTGACGATAAGTGATATAATGTTTTTTTAACTAGGAGTTTTTATGTTTTATATTATGGCTGGTGTTCTCATTGCTGTTTTGGTTTTTGGATTGATTATGATGCTTTCGGACTTCAAACAGAAGATTGCTGGTATTACTGCGGGGTTAGCAATTATTCTTGTCTCAGTAGGGTTTGCTAGTTTCACTGTAATTAGTGCAGGTCACACTGGCGTACAAGTTACATTAGGTGAAGTTAATCCCCTACCGTTGACTGAAGGGGTTCATTTTGTCAATCCTATTAGTCAGATCAAGGATGTTGATGTACGATTACAGAAAGCAGAACTTAAAGGTGCTAATGCAGGTACCAAAGACTTACAGGTAGTACATACTGACATTGTAGTTAACTTTCGTCTTGACCCTCTTAAAGTCCCTCATATCTATAAAGAGTATGGACTTAACGTAGATGAAAAGGTTCTTGGCCCTGGCATTAACGAAGCGTTTAAAAGTGTAACTGGTCACTATACAAGTGAAGAACTTGTAACTAAACGTGATATGGTTAGTCAAGCGATTCTACAACACTTGTTTACTAAAATGGCTCCGTTTAATATTACTGTAAGTAACATCAGTTTGGTGAACTTTGGTTTTAGTAAAGCATATCAACAAGCAATTGAAGATAAAGTAATTTCATCTCAGAAAACTGCTAAAGCTGAACAAGATTTGGCACGTATTAAAATTGAAGCTGCAAGTCGTATTGCACAAGCTGATGGTGAAGCTAAAGCTATTGCTATTCAGGCAGCTGCTATTCAAAGCAACGGTGGTGAAAACTATGTCAAGTTGCAGTGGATTGAAAAGTGGGATGGTGCATTGCCCTCTACTATGTTAGGTGGAGATACAAAAACATTGATGAACATTGGTAAGTGACATGACTTCTATTGAAATTGTAGTAATAGTTAGCTTAATGATTGTTACAGTTTCCCTTCTTAGTGTAGTATCCTACGCTAGGAAGGTCAAGAAGGAAGCTGCATTAGCATTGGCTCGTGAAAATGCACAAAAAGAAAAAGAAGAAAAAGACAGATTGCAGCAAGAAGAAGAAGCAAAACATGCTAGGCTTGCTCGTCTGCAAGAAAAAGAAAAAATTAAGCAATGGTGGAATTCAACTACATTAACTACAGGTAGCGATTCAAGTTCAAGCAACGATTAAATATATTTTTGGAGTATAACAATGGCATTATTTGCAGTAGGTGATAAGGTAGAAAAGGTTAGTGGTTACAAATGGCCCGGTATTGTTGTATCAGTATTTGATACACTTGCTGGTCAACGTAGAGTGGTTGTAGAATGTACTACTCCAGAAGTAGCAGGCGCTTTGCACATCTATAACGAAAATCAATTAAGAATTTCTTTAGAGTAAATCATGTCACGATTTGTATATACAGAAGTTGAAGTTAATCTCGGTGACTTTGACACCAAGGATCTAATTGAAGAA